CCCTACAAGGGAATGATCAAGATGGCCGAGGCGTTCGGAGTCACTTCGACGCGACTCATCGAGAAGTACAAGCCTATCTTCGAGAAGCCGGCTAGGGACGACGCTACCAAGGCGGCGGTCAACCAGGCCATGAACGAGATGTACGGCATCATTCAAGACGAGGTGATCAAGAAGAACAACGACCCGAGCTTCACTAGTAAGGCGTTCAACTTCATCAAGAAAGAGATCTTTGGGTCTGACCTAGCTGACCTTGTCGACATTCAGGACAAGAAGATCAAGGAGATCACCAAGGAGTACGTCGATCACGTGTCGAAGAACGTCAAGGTGAAGGCAATAAAGACCGGCCAGTACCTCAGGATCGTCGCAGTGACGGACCCGAAGAGCGTGCTGTTCTCGATACGTCTGAAGGTCAGGACGAGCTCGTCGGGCTCGGTCGAGAGAAAGTTCTACATAGAGTCAGGTAACATGCTGTACGGCGGGAAGAGATGAGAAGTCTAAAGGGATTCATAGCCGAGGAAAAGAACACTCACATGGAGCACCTTGAGGACAACGTCCTCAACGCTGGCTACGACGGCGCTCGTCAGGCTATCGACTTCTTGAAGAACCTGAGAGACACTCTCGAGGGAAGGACAAAGAACAAGGTCAACCTGTCAGTCAAGTGGGACGGTGCACCAGCGGTCTTCGCCGGCGTCGATCCCACCGACGGAAAGTTCTTCGTCGCCAAGAAAGGCATCTTCAACAAGAATCCCAAGGTCTACAAGACTGCAGCTGAGATCGACGCCGACACTGAGGGTGACCTAGCCGCGAAGCTCAAGGATGCCCTCAGATACCTTCCTAAGCTTGGGATCAAGGGAGTCATCCAAGGTGACTTCCTGTTCTCTAAGAAAGACCTCAAGGTCCAGACGATCGGCGGGGAGAAGTTCCTAACGTTCCACCCGAACACCATCATATACGCGGTACCGATTGACTCGGTCACCGCGAAACAGATCAGGGCAGCGAAGATAGGTATAGTCTGGCACACCTCATACAGCGGCAAGGACTTCTCGTCGATGAAGGCCACGTACAACAAGGCTTTATCGCTGAAGCTCAAGCCGTCGAAGGACGTATGGTTCACCGACGCTATCTACAGGGACGTGTCCGGCACTACCACGATGACTGCCGGAGAGACCGACGCGGTAGACTCCATCATGTCGGAGGCCGAGAGCCTTCTTTCGTCTATCGAGCCTAAGACCCTTAACTCCATCTCAAACAACGAGGAGCTCCTGATCCTCGTCAAGACCTACAACAACTCCAAGGTTAGGGCCGGCGAGAAAGTTGCAGACCTGTCGGCCCACGTCGACGGGCTGGTAGACTTCATCTCATCTAAGTTCGCAAAAGAGGCCGAGAAGAGGAAGTCGGAGTCCGGTAAGGCCAGCATCGAGTCAAAGAAGAACGCCATCTTAGGATACCTGTCGAACACTCCAAAGTCAGAGCTAGTCAAGGTGTTCAAGCTGATGAACGTCATAGTCGACGCCAAGCACGCCTTCGTCAAGAAGCTTAACGCAGTGAAGAACATAAATACCTACTTAAGTACCAGCGCCGGGTTTAAGAAGACAGGTCACGAGGGCTTCGTGGTGTCAGACCACCTCAACAAGAATGCGGTCAAGCTGGTCGACAGGTACGAGTTCAGTTACGCGAACTTTAGTCCAGAAGTCCTGAAGGGATGGCAGAGATAGAATGGCACAGTTTAGAAAAGACACCCATCAGTACCTAGGAGACGGCAAGACCATCTTTGAGGTGATGATGCTCGCCGATGAGTACGGCAACATGGTCGGACCAGCTAACCCCTCGGGGATGGCGGTCGACGCCTTCGGTAGGGCTAGGGTGTCGACTCCTCTGACACTGTTCGACTCGTCGCACCGTTACAGAGACAACGGCCTGTGGGCTACCTCGAACACTGCCACGACTACCTACAGCCACAGCGCAAACTCTGGGTTAGTCTCCCTCAACGTCGACACTACAGCCAACGCGGAAGTTGTGAGAGAGACGACTAAGGTATTCTCATACCAGCCCGGTAAGTCCCTGCAGATACTGAACACCTTCGTCTTTAACACCGCTAAGCCGAACCTCAGACAGAGGGCCGGCTACTTCGGAGCTCAGAACGGAATCTTCTTAGAGCAAGATGGAACTAACGTATACTTCGTAGAGAGGTCTTACTCTGGAAACTCTCTGTCTGAGACACGTGTCGCTCAAGCGAACTGGAACATCGACACCCTTCTCGGCGCGGTCCCGTCGAGCCCGTCGCAGAAGACTCTAGACCTGAGCAAGGCGCAGATTCAGTTCATTGACATCGAGTGGCTTGGGCTAGGAACTGTGAGGTGCGGGTTCGTCATCGACGGGAAGCTGATTCACTGCCACTCGTTTCATCACGCTAACCTAATAAACTCTACCTATATGACCACGGCGAGTCTACCCCTCAGGCTAGAGATCAAGAACACGGGTACTACCGGTTCCAATAGCACCTTGAAGCAGGTGTGCTCGTCGGTGATCTCTGAAGGCGGGTATGAGCTGAGGGGACAGCAGCAGGCAGTTGGAACTCCTATAACCACTCCTTACACTCTGACTACTGCAGGAACATATTACCCAGTGGTGTCTCTCAGGCTTAAGTCGACACGCCTCGACGCCATAGTCATCCTCACGGCGATATCGCTACTGGCTAAAGGAAACGACTACGACTACAATTGGCAGGTAATAGCTGACGCGTCTGTTACTACTGCTAGTTGGACCGATGCAGGTACCAACTCTGCAGTTGAGTACACTCTCTCCGGATCAGCCATCACCGGTGGAAGAGTTCTAGCCAGCGGTTACCTCAACTCCTCTAACCAGGGGTCTCCGGTAGTCGACATTCTAAAGGAAGCTCTCTTTAAGTTTCAGCTAGAGAGAAACAGTCTGACGTCTACGCCGTCTACTCTGACTCTAGCAGTAACATGCAGAACTAATACCGCGTCGGTCTTCGGCTCAATGGACTGGGAAGAGATCTCAAGATGAAGAAGATAGTCATCGGATGGGGAAGGATGAACCCGATAACTACGGGTCACGAGCTGCTGGTTAACAAGATCAAATTAGTCGCTAGGTCCATGGGTGCAGAGGCTGCGGTATACCTCACTCACTCCCATGACTCAAAGAAGAACCCTCTCGACTACCAGACTAAGGTTGGGTACGCTAAGAAAGCTTTCGGTTCTGTTATAAAGGTATCGCCACACAAGAACATTATCGATGTCATGAAGAGCCTCAGAGGGTACGACGAGGTTACCGTCGTGGTGGGATCTGACAGAGTTCTCGAGTTCAAGTCGTTCTTAAATAAATACAACGGTAAAGAGTTCAACGTTAAGAAGCTAGAGGTCGTCTCAGCCGGTGAGAGAGATCCGGACGCAGACGACGTCAGCGGCATGTCAGCCTCAAAGATGAGGGCTCTAGCAGCCGCTCAAGACTTAAACGGTTTCAAGTCAGGCCTTCCGGACAAGCTCAAGTCGAGCGCGGCGGCAGTCATGAAGAAAGTAAGAAAAGGACTGATGATGGAAGACGTCAACACAGATATAGACGACCTCGAGGAGGGCTTGGACTACGCCCAGCGTAGAAGGCGCGCTCAGGTGTTCAAGAAGTACTCGGCTAAGATCACTGCTGCCCGTCGCAGGGCGCTTTCTAGGTCGTCGACTTCCAAGACCATCATGAAGAGGTCTCGCCGCGAGGCTATCGGAAGGATGAAGGCTCGACTGTCTAGAGGGAGAGACGTCGCTAGTCTCTCTTCTCCCGAGAAGGCAAGGATCGAGGACATCATCGCCAAGAGGAAGAACGCCATCGTCAGGATAGCTACCAGGCTTCAGCCGATAGTTCGCAAGAGAGAGAAGATGAGACTCTCTGGCGTTCATCCTGCTAGACACGGCGGAGTAGTCAACCCTTTCGCCGAGCAGGTAGAGAAGAAAGACGCCGAGGTCAACTCGAAGACCAAGAAGACCGTAGTCAAGGACGTCAACAACAAGAAGTATCTAGAGTTCTTCAACGCCGACTCGATGAAGGAGGAGTTCAACGAGTTTCTTCTCAAGGGAGGCTTCTTCTCAGAGGAGGAGCTAGTCGAGATGAACGTAGAGGAGCTCGTCGACGAAGTTCTCAGTGAGAAGAGCGAGGGTCTCTGGGCTAATATCCACGCCAAGCGCGAGAGGATCAAGAGAGGTTCGGGTGAGCGCATGCGCAAGCCTGGCGAGAAAGGTCGTCCGACTAAGGCCGACTTTGAAGCATCTAAGTGAGGAGATAAGAAATGGAATACGTAGTTGGATTAATTATTTTAGCCGCGGCTTGCTACTTTACCTATAAGGTAGTAGTCGGCTCCGACCCGCTTGACGACGCACGGAAGGCTGCAGATCTTAATAAGGATGGATCGGTAGACGTCAAGGACGTCGTCGTCGCAGCCGAGAAGGTCAAGACGCGTGCTAAGAGAGTCACCACTAAGGCTGTAGACAGGACTAAGGCTAGGTCAAAGAAGAAATGAAGTCTTTCAAGGATCTCATCAAGGAGGACGTGCCTAGGCACCCTCTCAGCACGATGATCAAGAACCACCCAGGGGTCCATCCCCTGCAGGTGGATCCTGGTGTCAAGCACGCGGTTACAAACGTCGATCGCGACGTCGACAGTGACGTAGACAAGTTTGACAAGCCGTCGTCCGGCGTGCCAGATGAGATCCCTGTAGGAAGTCAGAAGCTCAACAAGGTCATGACTAAGAAGTACGGTGGCGAGATGAAGCACACTCGCAAAGGAATAGCCTATGAGTCGCGTCTCACGTTCGGCGAGTTCATCGACGAGGGATGCTCGTTCGACGATGAAGGAATCATCGAGGAAGAGTTCGAGGTCACTGGTCAGGAGCTGTACGAGGACTGGGGTGAGCCGCTAGAGGAAGCCGAATATCAAGGTCGCAAAGTGACCCTCGGCAAGCCGTTCATGACTCCTGACGGTCCTAAGAAGAGAGCTGTCTACGTACAGAATGATAAGGGTAACGTCGTGAAGGTAAACTTCGGCGACCCTAACATGAGAATCAAGAAGAACATACCTGCCCGAAGAAAGAGCTTCAGGGCTAGACACAACTGCGACTCACCCGGACCTAGGCATAAGGCGCGCTACTGGTCCTGCAAAGCCTGGTAAGGGAGAAGAACAATGATAAACGACCTGCCTAAGTCACTGATCGAGACCGCTAAGGCTCTCAAGGTTGACGTAAAGAAGAACTCTCACGAGGCTAACCTTCGTAAGAGAGAGAAAGAGATCGCTGGCTCTCATAAGGCCAACGTCAAGGAAGAAGCAGAGATCGACGAGGAGCTCAAAGGCAACCAGCACAAGATCGACGCAGACAAGGACGGAAAGATTGAGAAGTCAGACTTCGCTAAGCTCAGAAAGAGAAAGATGAAGGAAGGCTACGTAAGCGACGCCCAGCGCAAGGCTGTATGGGCGTCTAGAGACGATGAGAAGAAGAAAAAGAAGACTAATGAAGAAGTGCACTTCTCTGACGAGGAGCTGGCAAGAATCCAAGAGATAATTGGTACCGATAAATAAAAATAAGAAACGAGGAGCACAATAATGTCTCAATGGAAGAAAGACGACAGCGCAGCGAACTCCGTTCTCTGGGCGGTCGCAGGATACAACCAACCGGCTAACAGCACAACTCAGGCTGCTTTCTACGGCAACACCACGGTTAGCTCGTACGTGACCGGAATGGCAGTCGGTCAGTTCGGCGTAGACGCAGCCGAGGCCGGGGTCTCTGGTAAAGTGGCTCGTGGTATTGTTACTTACGCAGGAACTGGCTACACAGCCAACGCTACAGTAACTCTTACCGCCACAAACGGCGGATCAAGCGCTACTGCTAACGCTTCGGTCACCTCAGGCAAGGTTACTGCAGTCAACATCTCTGCAGTAGGATCTGGCTACACGACTGCTCCGACTGCAGCTATCGCGGCTCCGGCCAACACCACCTTCAACGCCTCTACTGCCGTCACCGGTGGAACAGGCGCAGGCGCTAACAACGTCATCACTATCTCGTCAGCTGGATCGTTTGCGGCCGGCGACAAGATCATCTACCGCGTCGCTGCAAGCAACACGGCGATCAGCCCGCTGACTTCTGGAACTACCTACTACGTTCAGTTCGCTAACTCGACCGTCGTAGCTCTAGCTACTGCTTCAGGCGGATCACGCATCGCTCTGACTCCTGGTTCTTCAGAGACCGGTCATGCCCTTCAGGGTGACACTGCCACTGGATACACCACAGTCTCCGGTGGTAAGGCAGTCGCTCACGCTGGTTGGGTAGTCCGCAAGGAAGGTACCGGCGGTCGCGCAGGGCGCGTACAGTACGAGACTCTAGTCGCGATGGGATCTCTGACGGGCGACGGATCAGACGACACGATCCTTCCAGACAGCTGATAGCATAGGGGTGCCACATGGCTAACAAGAAGATAACCGAACTTGCTGCTACTGCGGCACCCGTAGCTAACGACGTCCTAGTAATAGTAACGGACGTTGCAAATACGGCGGTGACTAAGAAGGTCACTGCCTCTAACTTGTTCAACGCCGTCCCTGCAGGTAAGATAATTCTTGCCAACACGACTAACGCTCCGGCGACTAGCTCATCCAACGGTACGATCGGCGAGATTAGAACGAGCAATACTCATATATACGTCTGCGTCGCTACCAACACCTGGAAGAGGGCGGCTCTAGAAACGTTTTAATAATGAAGCTCGATGAGACTAACTTCTTACTCTACGCTGCCAAGAACTATGACAACCCGCAGTGTTTCGACACTATAGAGTTCTATGAAGACCTCAAGCACTTTAAGTACGTTAAGCGTTTGTTCAATAAGTACGTCGAGACGGGTGAGCTCAAGGAGCGTCTCATAATAAATCACCTAGTGATCATATATAACATGTTCGGCGTAGAGGCAGCGACCAGGATGTTGTTCTTTAAGCTGAGAGGATACGAGAAGCTTCTCAAGCCGTTCTTGGTATACATGAATTACATGCCGGAAGTCGTTAGAGAGATAGGTCTGACCGCCGTGAACATAAAGAGCTCAGACGTTTCGATGGATGAGAACATAGTATCGATACTCAGGAAGATATGATGCCAGAGACGACACAACAGAACTTAAAGAACATACCCGGTAAGGCGTCAGTCTTCGGCCAAGGGTCCGGCGTCATGCGCGCCATGGACCTCTTCCTCGTATACCAGTTCCTCAAGAGACTCCTTCTCCCGTTCGACCAGTGGCCGGCATACCAAGCTGGCATCATCGACGCCGACGGCAAGGTGCTGAGAAAGAGGAACACACTCTCTGGCCCAGAGAGAGGAATCTGGGGTCTGTTCGACGTCATGACCGCCAACATCAAGAAGATCATAATGAAGGCGCCGGGAGGAAAGACCAGACTCGCCTCCGCTCTGGCGGCCGCATATCTTCTTAAAGAGATGAACAACGTCACCGAAGAGAACGTAGAAGAAGTGTCGTCTCAATTTGAGAGCATTCTGAACGAAGAGATAGCTAACAACGCTGGAGACGGCAAAGTAGCAGGTCTCGGCGTCGGGCCGCAGGGAGAACCTGGTGGGCCGAACACTCTCGGAAATGAAAAAGCTAAGAGAACGGTTAAAGTTCTTAGAAGAATAAAGAGGGCTAAATAATGTTACTTACCCTACTGTCTACAGTCGTTGGTGCAGCCACCAACCTCCTACCTTCGATAATGAACTACTTTGAAAAGAAGCAGAGCCAGGCCCATGAGAAAGACATGGTCGCTCTGCAGATGGAGGCCGCGAAGCAAAATGTACAGCTCAACATACAGTTGGAGAATGTTAAGGCTGATAACGCAGAAGGACAATCTGTTCGCGATCATGATTCTAGCATTGACGGTGGACGCTTTATTAACTCACTCAGAGCTTCTGTTCGACCAGTCGTTACATACATATTTTTTATCCTATTTTGCGCGATTAAGATTTGCGCTGTGGTAGTCATGATGCGGAACGGTATCCCGATCGAGAAGGCCCTTCCGGTCATCTGGGACAGCGAGACCATGGCACTGTTCGGAGCCATAATCGGGTTCTGGTTCGGTTCAAGAACGATACAGAACTTCAGGGCCACACCTGGACCAGTCATGAAGTCGGTCGAGAAGATCGGTAAAAAATAACAGTTTACATTTTAATCTTCCAGTAGTATAATGACTCTATAGGGTTAAAGCTATGGAGTCATTTTTTTGTCGTTGTGGTTAGAGATCAAGTACGCCAACCTGATGAGCTCAGGTCTAGAGCGGTACAAGGTAAAGAAGCAGAAGCCGTTCAACGCTTCCTTCCGCTGTCCTATATGTGGTGACAGCAAGACTAACAAGCTCAAGACCAGAGGTCACTTCCTGGAGCACAAGGGTACTCTGTTCTTCAAGTGTCACAACTGCTCCGCCTCTAGCAAGTTTGAGAGGTTCCTTAAGACCCAGAACTTCACCCTCTTCAACGAGTACAAGATCGAGTACCTTAAGGAGATGGGGGAGGGTCAGCCGGCCCCTCGGTACGTCCCAGAGATCGACAAGTTCAGTAAGGCTAGGGTCGACAAGTTTGACCCGCTCAGGACACTCAAGAAGGTCTCCCAGCTCAGGCACGACCACCCCGTTAAAAAATATGTTGAGAACCGCGGGATCCCGTCGACTGTCCACTATAAATTGTACTATGCTCCGAGGTTCTTCGCGTGGGTCAACGAGCACATTC